GTTTAGGATTACGACCTACCATCCACGCTGGAAACAAGAATGATGCAAACTCAGACTTAGTATGTCTAGGCGGCATGTTTATGATTAGTCGTTTTAGTTTACCTTCTGCAATTCTGTTAAATATATCTGCAATTCGTTTATGGTGTGATCCTTCTATGAAGTCAGGCCAAACATGTTTAACAAAAGCCATGAAATCATTTTTTATATTTCCCTTCTTATCCAGTTCTTGGATTTTAAAATATGTCTTAGTAAACTCTTTGGCTACATCAGGTGGTAACTTAGAAGCTATATCTAATATCTTTCCAGGGTCGTTTATATCTATTTTCATTTGAAAAAAATTTTTTATAATTTTTTTGGCATCTTATTTCAGATGTAAAATGAAAATACCATCTATAAATGTACAAATCAAGCTTTACAACCTAGAGTAGTGGGACCCCTTTTTTTGTAAGGGGGATTGCTTTATTAAGAAATGTTTTAATTATTTAAATTGATTGGGACCCCTCGGCCCGTTAGGGCCGAGAGCAGAAAGGTTATGCCCAGTTTTTTAGAGCATGTTTCTTGATGTAAAGCGCAGGCCCTACAACGAAGTCTTTACGACCAGTAACATAGTTGTCATTGTCGAATGTCATTCTCCATAACAACGTACCTTCTGGATTTAAAGGTAAGCCCATAAGTTTACCTTCTTCATTTACTATTAATAGATCTCCATTTGGAAAAGTTATACACTCAACCATACCACCTACAAAAGCCTGGGCTTCTTCAAGTGTTGGAGTATTCTTCTCGTCGTCAATGATTTTAAATTCACTGGCGTCTGTGTTTGTTTGTGTTTGTGTCATTATATCCTTTCTGTTAATTAGGATTATCCTACACTAGAGTCTGTAGGATTGTCAACAGTCTTTTTAATTATTTCTGTGCTTGTCCATGAGTGATCTCCATATCCGTAGTTATGAGTATGAGTTGTTTTCTTAGGGTCCTCGATTGGCGTTTCTAGTGGCTCGTTACGAGGTCCGAGTGCAATGGCTCTTGACCAATGTTTATTCATGAAATCAGTCCAACAACCTTGACTACAAAAGTGGGACCAAACATTATTCCTGTTCCAACTAGTTTCTCTAATCTTACGAGTTCTTAAAACTTTATTTCCTTTAGTTCCTCTTACTCGGTCAGTTGTAACTTTCTCATGGCATTCTGGTCCATGGCACCATTGATAACTCATTTGTCCCCCTTTCTAAGCTTTCGCATTTGCTCATACATTTTTTGCAAATCATATGAGTTTGAGTCTACTACAAATTTTACGAGTTCTTCTTTCATTGCAACTCGTTCTTTATGAGCCTTTTGTTTATTGCTATCAATAACTTCAAAATGCATTTCGTTTTGTTCAGCCATTTAGTGCCTCACTTTCCATGATGTTGTTGCAGTTCTATAACCATGACTATCTAAATCATAATAAACATAATAAGGTGTTCCATTTTTAGAAACTCCATAATAAGATTTTTCATCATGCTTTCCTTGTCGTGTGATGTGTTTTTTGTGCTTGTTAGCGTAGTAAGTTATGTAAAATGTTTTTGTCATTTTTTCCTTTCTGTTGATATGGGAGTATCGCATAGGACACTCCCATAGTCAAGTATTAATTTACAGATTGTTGTTGATTTCTAAACATAGCGATTTTTTGTTCTCTAGTCATTTCAACTTTGTCCTCTAAAAGACTAGCCAAGTTTTCTGGACTATAAACTGATAGAGCCAAACTACTACTTTCGTTCATCATACTTTCATTAAGTACAACACCTAGTTTATCGGCTAACGCTTTCGCTTGGTCAAAGTATCTGTAAGACTTTAAACCCAATCTTAACTTCTTCATTTTTTCTTCTGTGTAAGAAAAAATGTTTTCATGTGCCTCAATCAATTTTTCCTGTGCGATTGAAAATTGTTTCAACACTTTGAAAGTAGTTTCATCAACTTTAAACTGTCGGCTATGGCAATATGAAGTACCAATGACCCAAAGTTTAAAATCGCTTTCCCACTCGGCTCTAGGTTTAATGATTGACTTGTCCTCGTTAGATGAGTTTGAAAAACCTAACCACTTCTCGCACTCATTCTCACACTCATAGTATCTTGGATTACGCCTTTCACTTGCCCAACGAGATTTATAATCTGGGTCAAAACCTTTTGCTTTCAACTCATTACGATAATAAGCTAAACCAAATTCGGAACCACTATAACTACCTTTTTGTAGTCCAAAATTGATATTGGTATCATCATAATTTTGACTTACCTTTCCCTCATCATCAACTTCTTCATATTCATATTTAAAGTTAAAACAATTATCGTGATGTAAGTCGCCACCACTAGACCCATATTTATTAATCATGCGTCTAACAGTATCAACATCTTCCTGTGGTTGATATTTTCTTACAATTTCTTCAACTAATATTTTCATATCAGCACGAATAGTATTGTAATTTTCTTTTGCCTCATTATATTTTTGTACAACAGGGCTATCTTCTCTTTCCCAATGTGATTGAAAAACATTTGCGATTGTTTTTCTTTTTTCGGCATTGAGAGTTATGCGTTTTTCTTTTGACATATTTTCCTTTCGTTAAATTATTTTTTTTATATATCTATTGACATTCATTGTCAATAGGATTATATGGGATTTGAGTCTTTTTTTTATTTGTTCAAGACAAAATCTAAAACAAATAGGGTTAGATCCAGTGTCACACCGCTACTAGTTAGCCGTCTTCACTGGATGCTGATCCCTGGTTCATTGGCACTGGATACAGTGTTAGGCCTGTTGTCCGGACTATTAAAATAAAGCACGCCGGCCTCAATCCAATGGACCTGGGATCAGCCTGGCCGGCGGTGGTGGATGTGCCAGGCTGGTCCTGAGCTACAAGCACCAAGCAGCAAGCTTGACAATTGTTTATATGAGATTATATAGGAGAAAGAATGCGAGAAAGTAAATACAGTTTTTTATACCGGAACAGCGATGGGCACGTGATGCGCCCTGAAAGTTTTCTAAACATTAACAAAGGCCGGACCCTGAGCTCAAGACAGCTGCGGATGCTGGGGATCGAAAAAATTAAAAACCCGAGCTACAAGCGGCAAGCAGCAAGCGGCAAGCCTCAAGCGGCAAGCAGCGCTTGACAGCGAGCTCAGGATGTGTTAGTATGAGATATTATAGGAGAAAGAATTATGAAAGTAAATGAAGCAATAAAAATAACTGATAGTTTTACACGTACCAAAAAAATGCCGGGCCTGAGTTACAGCCTGCCAGCCTGGGAGTGCAAGACCGGGTCGAAGCTTAGGAAGGTTCCGGGCTCACCATGTTATGGATGTTATGCCTTGAAGGGTAACTATACAAGATATCCAGCTATTAAAGCAGCTCAATATAGAAGACTGGAGGCAATCAATTCACCGCTGTGGGTTGATGCGATGGTAACAGTAATTAAGAGGCAAAAATATTTTAGATGGCACGACGCCGGCGACGTCCAGGGGCCTGAACATATGCAAAAGATTCTAGAAATTTGTAGACGAACACCAAACACCAAGCACTGGCTGCCAACACAAGAGCGCCAGTTCCTGCCAGCTCCTGAAGAGGTTCCGGCTAATTTGGTGATCAGGTTATCAAGATCTAAAATAGATGGTCCAGCGGGCAGCGCCTGGTCTCATGACTCAGGCGTCACGACTGATGACAGCAAACGAACATGTCCAGCTCCCACTCAGGGCGGCAAGTGTGGAGATTGCAGAGTTTGTTGGAATAAAGATATTAAAAGTGTTATATACGGGAAGCATTAATTATGTGGCATCACCCAAAATATTATAAAGAATTACGTGCGCGTAATAAATCGGATCAGGCAATTAGCAAAGAACCGGCGACGGCTGGGAATCAGCGTTCGCCTGGTCCGGGCCTCAAGCCACAAGCAGCAAGCGACAAGCAACAAGCTCCTAAAGCATCAAGCAGCAAGCAACAAGCGTCAAGCACCAAGCCGCTCAAGATGGTTGATACAAGCATCAAGCCCTGAGCGACAAGCATCAAGCTTCAAGCCGCAAGCGGCAAGCTCCTCTATTCTCTTTCCTCTGTACAAGTAAACTTCTTCTTTCTCAAAAAGTTTTGAGCCTCGAAGAGAGAGGCGAGAAACTAGGATAAAAGTATTGTCAGGATGCCTGATATGGAAGGCAATTTGATGGGGTGAAAATTTAATCTTGTTAGCCCTTGTTACCTTTAGCTCTACTGTGAAAAAGTGGCTATTAGTATTATAGCCCAATAGATCGGGAGTACCAAAAGAGCTAAGGTTTTCAAGTCTAGTCCAACTAATTTGCTTACTATTTTTTTTAATTTCATGCCAAAATTTCGTTTCAGGTTTCATTAAAATTCACCCTAACAGGTGCTTACGTGAGACGAAATTTTTTCAGGTTTGGTACGTTATCTTTCAGGTCAGGTTTGATTACAACTCTAATAGATTGAGAACCTATTAGAGTAGATTCCTGAACTTCAATCCTCCCAATCGGGAAAATTTTTCCAGTGCCATCATCCATGTAGATGGTAGCATTACTCACAGCATTGCCTTTAGTACCATCTGTAAATTTGTCAAGATATTGTTGTAAGTGTTTTACGTACATCTATTTTTTTGGTTCTTTACCCTTACCTGGACCAGCCTTGATGATGTAATTCAGTGTGCCATTGGCACCTGATTCAACAGCTTTAACCAAGTGTTTAAACAGGTAGCTTTCTTTCAATTTGCGTTTAGCTTTTTCAGCATATTCAGTTAGTTTCTTTGTATCTCTCATGTGTTGCCTTTTATAAAATGTTAGGGTAAAAGTCAAATATGGCATTAACTAAGAGATTGACAGAAAAGCAGAAAAAATTCGCTGAGCTTTTGGTGTACAACGATGGAAGCAGAGATGCTTGGGAGTGTGCAAAAGAAGCTGGCTACGGCCCAACGTCAGACCTTGCAGCAAGAGTCGCTTCGTCAAAACTTACTAATCCACAACTATACCCTCTTGTAGTTAGATATATTGGTGAGCTGCGAGAAGAAGCCAGAAAGAAGTACGCTGTTACTATGGACAGGCATCTTGAGCAGCTTTCCAAAATACGTGACCAAGCATTAAAGAAAGGTGCGTTTTCTGCTGCTGGAAATATGGAAGTAGCCAGAGGAAAAGTAGCTGGATTTTATATTGATAGAAAACTAATTAAAACTGGTAAGATAGATGAACTAGACAGAGA